ATCCGGTAGGGACATGAAAGTAAACTCGTCCTTCGCCGGCGGCTTTTGGTGTTCGCGCCAGATCGAGTAACAGATAGCTGTTGCCTGCTTGGGGTCATCGGTTGTACCTTCATCCATTACCAACGGGATGCACCTTTGGATGAATTCCTTTTCCTTCTCATCTTCACGTGGTTTTGGCATATTCACCTCGGATTAACAACAAAAGCAGCGCAATGAGTAGACAAAATTGTCTACCTATTGCGCTGCTTACAAGCCTGTTTGCGCTTCACCAGCCCGCCCTTTCGCCCGCCGTGTAAACGGCCTCTGGGCTATCCTGCGGTAACTGGCTATTCAGTTGTAGTTATTGTAGCACGGAATTCTGGAATTCACAAGCCTATTTTTTCAGTCCCGAATCTCTTAGCAATTTGTTGATCCATGCCTGAAACACAACTTTGATCTGCGGCACTTTCTCGGTTGCTACCTCGGCCAGCTTGCGCCAGCCTTTCTCACCCATTTTTTGCGCCTGCTTTTCTCCGGCCAGGTAAATAGCATAACTGGCGCGGTTGCCGATTTTGGTTGCTGTATCTCGATAACACTCAACCGTCCACTGTGTGCCGTATCGCTCCGATTTGCCATCGTTGTACGCGGGCTTGCGCACGCCAGCCCGTTGCATCCCGCGCCCGCGAATGTAGTATGGTGTGGGCGGAAAGTTAGCAGCAGTCGCGGGTGGATACTTCTGCAAACCTACAGTTGGCAGGATAATATCCCTCGCCGCTTCCTGTCCGGCGGCTTGGAGATATTTTGCCGCTATCTGTGGAAAGCGAGCTAGAGCCTGCTGTAAACCTTTGATGCCTTTAATTTCTATTCTAATCATGATTCTACCCTGGTAGTGTAATCAGTCCAACAGCGACAATTTTTGACTATAACCCCATTTGTAATGTATAACTGGTATATGTTAGATTGGAGGTCATAAACATGCCCGCTAAAATTAAAATTTCGGACCTTGACAATTTGCTCAGACGTTATGTAACTGGAGAATCGGAGAACAAACTCTCTCGCGAGATTGGCGTCAATCGTTGGACTTTCCGACAACGTCTGCTTGAAGCCGGAATTGCGCCGCGTAACCAATCCGAGAGCGAAACTCTTAAATGGGCTTCGATGACGATCGAACAGCGCGCTGCACAAGTTGCCCCTGCCCATCTCGTTTCTAAAAATCGGGAGGTTTTTGAATCGGAATTGGAACAGCGAGCCATTACCAGACAATTGAGAGGATCTAAAATTGTTGTAGTCGAAACACTCTTGGCTGATTGGTTGCGTGACGCCGGATTGCCTATCACTCAACAAAGGGCCGTTGGGAGATACAACCTCGATATTGCCGTAAATATTCCGCCCATCGCCGTGGAAATCTTCGGCGGAAACTGGCATACATCTGGACGCCACAAGATTAGATTCTTTAAGCGAACCCCATATCTCCTGAATGCGGGTTGGCATGTTTTGATTATATGGATTGATAGTCGACACTATCCTTTGACCATCGAATGTGCAAAGTACATAATCGAATGGGCGAACCAACTTCGCTGCAATCCAACCGCTTATAGTCAGTATCGGGTGATTCTCGGTAACGGTCAACCTGCCCCCATTAGAGAGAGTAAATTCAATACACCCGCCATCATAAAACGATTTTGCAACGGCTATTAAATCGGGATATATAACCTTGTTGTCTGGCAAAATACAATTTACGTGTCGAGGCGGATTGCCATTGGCGTATTCACCCTCGGCCTCATAAAAATCTTCGCCCTGTTCTACCTCGGTTCCGTCCAGCGGCGCGCACAAATCACATACTCGGTCGTCGTTATTTGTGAACCATCGTTTTATTATCTTAACGCCTGGGAATTCCTCGGTCAGTTGCGCCGCACCGAGTTGCTGCCCTTGTGCATAGGCACGGGTCGTTTCAGTAACAGCAATCCGCCAGGCGCGCAAATCAGACAGCGGAAGCATGTCAACAATATCGCCGATAGTAAAACCGGGCATTTCCACAAACGTCGAGACTGCCTGTTTTAGAAAGGCGAGCGTAGAATTATCTATGTTTTTAACCAAATCGCCTGCATATTCCTGCGCCCACTTCAGCGCTTGTGCGTTAACCAGCGTAGAATCAAACGTAACCGAAATCTGTTCACCAAACAGAGTTATTCCATCTACGCCGCCCTCCAAAATGATTCTCAAAACCTCCGCCGTAAACTCATCGTCCTCGAAATCAGCGGTTAGCATGTCGTCGAGATTGTATAATCCCTTCCGGCCTGGGTATCTCAAACTGAGGCGTTGTATTACTTGGTCACGCATGAGATCGAAATGTTTCTTGATAGCTTCGGCCAGACGCGCATCCATTTTTTCTTTGCGTTTGCGTCCCGGCTCTCGCCTATCGCGCGCGATTAGATTTTTCCCCTTTGTCTCGACACCAACAGCAACCAGGGCGGCGTCCAGATCGGCAGGGAGGTCTACGCCTCTGTTGTCCAGCCAAGCAACGGCATCGCGGAGCGCAGATTTCAGGTCAGGCATTTGTTACCTTCAACGCCTCCACGCCCAGCCGGATGCCTTCCAACACGACCAGCGCGGATGGCTCACCCTCCAGCATATTCATAAACAGCGACCTCACGTCACTCTCGGTTTTGCAAGTCGGCAACTGTGAATGAATGGACGCTGCCACCATCGCCGGTATCAATTCGGATTCGAACGCCACGTCCTGACCGACTTTTTTCATCGCCTTCCGCTGCCAGCGTTTCAGATCGGCTTTCATCGCGGGCTGCTCTTTGGTGTCGCTCTGCGTCTGCTCCGGCGTGGAGACATCAGCAAGCTCTGACTCCGGTACCATTGGATTCACCTTGCCGGCTAACTGAACAGGCAGCATGTTGTCGCGCTCATCACCAAGCGGCTTATCGGTGTAGTATTTTTCGCGAATCTCGGCATATGTGTGTGCCTTGCTATACGCGTCCATTTCCTGCAACTCTAGTTGGCGGTCAACGTAGCGGACTTCGTCAAATTCCGCATACAGACTATCGCCATAGCGCGGTAGGATGCTCAGGGTAATTTTTTCCTGCATCATCACAAGCTGCGGGTAAATTGCGCGCTCGTTGAATGTGGCACGGCCAGCTTTAGCGTTGGCCTCAGTCGCGGTCACGTCCAGCATTGCGGCAAGACCAGGCGCAAGCACCGACCACAGTTCCTCCTTGTTTGCCTTGCGCCCGGCCAAGAATTCCATGTCCTTCTGTGATACCGCGTTCTGTATCCAGTTCACGCCGCCCCCTCCCACCCCACGCAGCATGAGCAATTCCCGCTTGCGCGCGGCTTCGCGCGTGTCGGATTTTATCTTGTCCCAGCGGCCATCCTCCACCATTTGCTCAAACGTCAGGATACCTGGCAGCCGCGCGTTATTTTCCTTGAACAGCCGTGTATTCCAATCTTGCATTCCCAAGTCGCCCTGGGCGACGAGCGCCAGAGCTTCGATGTCCGACAAACCAACAAAGCGCGAGAACGGGTTGAATGAACGGAAGTGTACCACCTGCCAGGGTTCGAGCATGACCTCCGCCCCGTTACCAGGATAATACAAATACCCGCGCAAGTACATTTTATCATCTGGCACGGGTTGGATCATGTGCGATGGGATGAGCCAAAGCTCATCCGGCGGCAAATTCTCGTTCTCGCAGTTCATCCACCAGTACGCGTTGCCGGTCAGTTTCTTCATCGCGACGGTGGCGTACAGGAATTCGTAACGCGAGTCGAGCGGATTCGGTTTATGGATCAATGTCTCGAATGGGTGGTTTGGGATATCACGCATTCGCTCCCCCCATGCGCGCTTGACATTCAATTCTACGAGCGCGGCATCACTAGCCACTGCGTTAACCGCCGCCATCACCCAGGACAAGCGGCAGTACAGGTCGGCCTGATTTGAGTATATGCTCGGATCTGGCAAGTTGAATCTTTCCGCGCCAGCGGTTTGCAAAAGCCACGATTGATAATTTATCTCTTGCGCTTTGAGCGCGGCGTCAAGTTTGGCGTCCAATTCCTTGTGAGTCGTCAGTCCAAGAAAAGACATGATAATCTCCTACACCCAATCTACTAATTTTTCAGCATCATAATTTGCAGCGATAGTCGCGAATGCGCCACTCGTTGCATCAACCTGATCATCATGCTCAGCCTCCGGGAAGGCGCAGATCTCATCCAGCCAAGCGGCGTTCCATTCGCCGCGCAGTAATTTTACCTTATTTTGTTCCGCTCTGGCAAGCCACGTATTGGCGCGCGTGATCTTAT